GGGTTCTCCACCACATGAACTTATTGTAGTTGAGTGGTTGGAGTTTTGCAATCTCTTGTGCAATAACCTCCTCAGGTTGTGTGATAAATGGATCTAAAAAACAATTAAAAGGCATCTAAAGGATCAATTAATGGTAGATTTTTATATGGATTAATATACTCATCCTCTTCTGCTTCTACAACCTTTTTTACTTTAGGTTGTGAAAATTTGAGCATTTCAGGACGATTTTCTCTAATCCAACGAATGTATCCGGGATCAAATTGTTGAACGTCTGTCCAACTTTGACCTTTGTATTTTCCTGAGCGTAGAATCATATTATTTTCCAAAGGTTTTAATTACCCAGTCTATACCTTCACTTCCTGTTAACAGTATAAAAAAGGTGCTGATTACAAATAAAATAGCTAAAATTCCTCTTACCTTAGGACCCGCGGCCTTAAGACCAAGTGCTGCTAAGATAACAATAATCAAATGTGTTGAAGTTTTACTCATAACTTACCCAAAAATTGAAAGATTGTTTAATGCTTCAGTTGTGCCTTCGAATCCAGGAATATCTTTAGGTTTATCTAATGTGTTTCCTAGTTCAATATCTTCGAATTTAATTTTGGCACTAATTCTATTATTTAAAATACCAAATGTATATAACATCAACCCATTTTTAGTAATGGATTGAACATTCATTTGTTCACCAAGTAAAGAAAGTTCTTTTACTGAAGCTACATCATGGTCTCCTTCTTTTGGGCGAAATTCTAATACTTTTTTACCTTTCCATCCACCTAGATTAACGGTGAATTCAAATCTTTCTGTTGCTGTTTCAAAATGCTTTTTCATAACTTTTATTTAAAATGGTAAATCATCATTTTCTTGCGGGATAAATATACGAAACTCTTCTCCGTTCTCCACCATTTCTGTGTAAATGAGTTCCAGAATTTTATTTTCTTCTTCCCAACGGTCTGCTTTGATTTCTATATCCATAACCTTTATTTCTTATGTGGTAAATATACGAAAAATTTTTTGGGGAACCAAATATTTAGTAAGTAATTGTTAAATCGTCGTTTCTAGATTGTGTTTTGTGTGTTAATTTTCTAGGATCCCAAGAAATGATAGGGTTAGGTTCGGGGAGAAGTTCTACAATGGGTTCTTCAATAGGTTCTACAATAGGTTCTACAATAGGTTCTTCAATAGGTTCTTCAATAGGTTCTTCAATAGGTTCTTCAATAGGTTTTTCTATTAAGTCTTCATCTTCTTCTTCCCAATCTTCATCTGAATAATCTAAAATATCTTCCCAATTTTCTTCTAAAGGAACGTTTTCACCATAGATGTTTTCTCTAGTTTTAGGGCGTAGTTTTTCAAAAGCAAAGTTAGCAGCAATTACTAAAGCAATAGCTAGGGGGTCAAATACAAATACAATAGTTAAAAGTAAATAATTGATAATTTTATCCATTGGGATCCCCGTTAAACCTGAAAGATATTTAAGTGGGCCTAATTCACCTGCTAATTCACTATTAGTAGAAATTTCAACTATTTCAGTTTCATAAGCAAATAATTGCTCGTTTAAAACATCCACTTTAGTATTAATTTCAGTTTGTCGAGCTATAGCTTGATCTAATTGTTTTTCTAATGCTTTACGGGTGGATGAAGATGTAGTTGTAATTAATTGACCTTCTGCGTTTGTATATTGGATTTTATTGTTAGATAAACCAGACCTCAAGTCAGCCACGGCCCCATTAATACTTTCTTTTTCTGAATTGTATACCGCGAGTTGTTCCCTAACATTATCTCGTTTGGTTTCTACTAAAGCAATTTGAGCATCTATAGTTCCGGACTTTGAAGCTGTTTCTTGATATGCTGATGATAAAAAGCCATAAATACCCATTGAAGTAATTAATACTAATACTACAGCTGCTGTAGTTAAATAATATTTTAGTAAACGTGGGAGTGTTTCACGATATTGATATAATAAAGAAGCTATAACTAATTTAGCTACTTCTAATGAAGTAGCCATAATAATTACAGCTAAAGTAGCACCTGCAAAGAGTTTACTAAGGCCGCTAACTGAATAGAAAGCGGCCGAAGTAGAAACTGACAGGGCGGAGATCGCGATTAATAGGGGAAATAATTTATGCTTTAGATTCTTCATCTTTAAATCTTATACCTTTGTGTTCATCAATTCTATCAAGGATAGAATTCAACAAACTAGCCTTAATGTATCCAGCCATAGATGCGTTTTTGAGCGCACTTATAAGTTGGAATACCATGAAAGGTACAATAATAACTTCGCTAAGCCAATTTGTTCCCTCAAATCCTTGCTCAACAATTAAAATTACTGTTAAGAAAGCAACCCAAACTATTACACTTCGTAAAACGTGCAATGCTCTAAAAGTTTTAAATCCTTCTCTTTTAGTACCTGCTATAATGCCGAATATGCCATCTAAAAATAATACACTAACAATGGCTAAATATTGGCCAGAGTTTGACATAGTTAAGTCCATAAAATATGAACAAATAAAAGCTAAGGATGCGGACACAGAGGTTATTGTTAATAATGGAGTAGTTAGTTTCATTGATTTAGGCCTTGTATAGTTCGTAATAGGTCTTTCCAGCTGAGTTTCTTTTAGCTTGGAGAATTTGACCCCTTTGTGAACCTAACGTAGAATAGGAAACATGCACCCAATCTGGGTTTTTATCGTTACCGAATTCCCAGATTAGTTGATCAAAGGGAAGATTATTTTTAATAAAATTAAAAATTTCAAAATTTTCAGGACCTCCTTTTCCATCCATATCAATGTCCATAGCTTCACCTTTACAATGTTGTGAAGTTTTAGAGCCTTTAATAGCTTTATTTAATGCTTCACTTCTGTAGCCTGATGAAATCCAAATAGGTTTTGCGAAATGCTCACGAATTGGCTGGAATATAGTTTCAGCCAATACCTTCATTGAAGCCAAATGTGCTTCAGTAGGTTGATTACTAATTCCTAACCTTTTTGCGGTTTGGGAATTAGTCATTTCCAACAAAGACAAATTTTTAGATAACTGCATAGGTTAATAGGAAAATTTTGTTTATAAATATTAAAAAGGGGCCCCAAACGAGACCCCCTTTATATAAAATCAAAAGGATTTTCTTATTTTTTAAATAAACCTTTTACTAAATCCCAATTACGCGTAGCAAATACACCAAATGCGAATCCAGCATAAACCTTGTAACCAAAAGTCCAAAGAAATAATCCAACGATTAAACCTAATACACCTTCAATACCATTAGCTACTATCCAATTTTTAACAATTGTATAGATTTTTTTAATAAAGTCTAATACTTTTTTCATAATAATATAATTTTGATTATCCATTATACATATTATTCCTATCCATCACAAGCAATACAATCTACTGTTCTAGATCCTAAATCACCTTTAATCACGGAATCTGTGCGAAGATAGTATAGAGTTTTAACACCTAACTTCCAAGCTTCCATATGTACTTGGTTAATCCATCTTGGAGAATCAGTTGGGTCAAATGCTAAATTTAACGATTGTGTTTGATCAATATAACGTTGACGGGCAGCTGCCTGTTGAACTAGACCTAATTGGTTGATTTCTGGGAAGGTTAAGAATACTTCTTTTTCATCCTCAGTTAACACATCACTAGGTAGATTAGCAACTGAACCATTGTCTGCTAAGATTTGATCCCAGTATTTGTTTTGGTTTTTACCTTTAGCTTCTAATACTTTTTCTAACTCTGGGTTTTTAACAATAAATGTTCCTTTAGCACCATTAAATACGTAAACGTTTGCTGGTTGAGGTTCAATACCTGCTGAACAGCTATTAATACGTGAGTTTGATACTGTAGGGGCAATGGCTAGCAAGTGTGTATTACGCATACCTGTTCCTTTACACCAAAGTGGTTCACCATATTCTAAAGCCATTTTACGAGAAGCAGCTTCGGCTTGAGTTTTAATTTGACTAAAGATGGTATGGGTCCAAGCTGTTGAAGCAATTGAGTTAAATGGTAAATTCTTTTGTTGTAAGAAAGTATGCCAACCCATTACCCCTAAACCTAATGCTCTACCTTTTTTAGCTGAGCGATGTGAGCGAATCATAGAATCTTTACCATTAGTTTTAACAATAAATTCTTCCATTACACCATCTAAAAAGTAGGTAGCAATTTCAACTACGTCTGTATCTTTCCATTCATCATACTTAGCTAAGTTAAGTGAAGACAAACAACAGATAAATGAGTGTTCCTCGTCTGTATGAAGTGTAATTTCAGTACAGATATTAGTCATTGAAACATCTAAATTATTCATTCTATATGCTAAAGGATTATCTTTATTGATATTATCCTTAAACATTACATAGGGTTCTCCGGTTTCTACGCGGGATTTAAGTATTTCAAGCCATAAACCCATAGCCTCGCTGTCGCGATCATTTAGGCGCTTCATAAACGCGTCATCTACAACTACACATTGGTGGAGATTCAAACATTGTCTGTTTGGATCACCCTTAGGACGACGAATTTGTAAAAATTCTTTAATATCAGGGTGGTTGATATCTAAGTTTACTGAGGCAGCTCCTCTACGTACTGAACCTTGGTTAGTGGCAATAATTGTTGAATCGTAAATTTTAGCCCAAGGTACTACTCCTTCAGATTTTCCATTTCCTGTGATGTGAGCTCCTCTTCCTCTAATTCTACTAAGGGATATACCCACGCCTCCCCCATAACTAGTAAGGCGCATAAGCTCCGCGTTAGTGAGGCCAATACCACGGATCGAATCCGGAGTATCAATACCAAAACAACTAATAGGCAAACCCCTGTCAGTACCAGTGTTACTGAGAACAGGAGAGGCAAGACCAATCCATCCATTCCAAATGTATTTAAAAAATTTATTTTCTAGATCTGGGCGATTTAGACGCATCGCAACAGCGTGTGCTACTCTTTTATAAGCTTTACGAGGTGTTTCTCCAGGCATTAAATAACCTTTTGAAATTGTAGACAAAGCTACATCATCCATATATTCGGGAAAGTCTTTACCACGTTCCCAAGTTGTGTAATCTGCTACTAAATTATTATCCATTATTTATTTATTGTTAAATCTCCTGTGTATGTTAAATATGCGTCTGTAGGTTCAAAATATAGATTAGCTACATAAAAGTAAACTCCATCTGAAACATCTAATTTACCACCAAAATCATTTTTATAATCATTGGTATAATATACGACATTTCCCCAACGATTCAAAATTGTAAGTTCAATTTGGGTAAATAATTCACCCTCTTGGATTATAAAATAATCATTAATTCCATCTTCATTAGGGGTTATTACATTAGGAAAAATTGGAGTTGGAGTTTCAATTGTTAGTTGTGGGATAGGTTCTCCACCATAAGGAATATCTGGTAGTTCTCCAGGAGGTGGTGGTTCAGGGCAAGGGCCTACTTTAACTAAAATAGTATCAAATTCAGCCATTGGGATCCCACACTTATTTACTAATGTATTTCCATCATTACCTTTTTTACTATATAAGTAATAATCACCTTCTTGGCTAAATGGGAATAACATATTAACTACAACTGAATCTGTTTCTAAATTAACATCTAAAACAGACCAAATAGATTGAATAGCTTCAGGTTGATTAGTTATAGTATTGGTCATCCTAAAATCAATATCATTAATAGATGTTCCATCTAAATTGATATGAAACTTTAAAGTAAAAGTGCTATCAGCACAATCAACTTCTACATAAGGAAAACCAGTAACAGTATCAATAGGATAAGTAGATGAATCATATTGAACTCCACTCATTGCTGATGGGTTACAAAGTGCTGAGATTGAAATCATCATATCTCGTGAAGCACTACCTACTTTAAACCAATATCCCCAAGTAGAATCGTATCTATATTCTTCAACTAAAACCGATAAAACATCAATTTCTTGGTTTGTAGGTAAAAATGAAATTAAACCTATATTAGGGTTTAGGTTAAAATAAGTTGAAGTTACAGGTTGTTGAGCCGTCCACCCAGCATCAAAGGGGATATCTGTTTGGTTAGGGTATGCATTTTCTCTACAGTTAATAAGCGAATATACAACTGAATCGCCATCGGCTTCGATTGTAGTTTGTTTCCAATTAAATGGGTTACCAACACAAAATGCTCTTACAGGTTCAGATACAAATATTGGGGATGAATTTTGTCCCTGTGAAGCATTATCCAATAGGGCATCAAAATAAAATCCATCATTACCATTTCCGTTTGATGTATTAATATTAGTAATTCCTGGGGGACGGCAACAATTCGAATACCAAAATCTATAAGTAGAACAATTACCAGGTAGTATTGTATACCCAATATATTGGTATACTTCCAACGTTTTAGTTGATGGACCCGGATTGACACAATCAAATAAAGTAGGAGATACAATACCTGAACCTGCAACTAATGTCATAGGAACATTTATATTAGAATAACAATTAGAACTTACTGTTACTGTTTCAGTAGCAGGCATTCCAATACCACTCACATCTCTGTAAACACGTAAAATTACTTTATAGTGTCTTGCTGTTCCTGTTGAGTCACCAATATAACGATATTGGATGTCACCCCCAGAGAGGTGACTTCCAAACATCGAAAGCGAAAGTATAAATAATAAAAATGTTAAAAAAGTGCGGCTGCGTCCCATTCCATATGACCTTTAGAGTAGTTAGTAACACGATTGGCAAAGAAATCAGTATGTTGTTTACCAGCAGATAAATGATCAAACCATTTCATACGTTCTACAGCAGTCATATCAATATCAGTAATAATTGGGTTATAACCTAAATCACCTAATTTTGTATTAACTCTGTTCTTGATAAAGTTTTCCAAATCATATTTGGCACAACCTTCTAGATCTCCTAATTCGTAACACTTATTAATAAAGTCTAACTCAAGTTGTAGTGAAAGCAAAGCTGCTTCGTTTATTGCTGCTTCAAGTTCTGGAGTTTTGAGCTTAGGATTCTCTTTGATAAGTGTTCTAAATAACCAGCATCCGGCTTCGGAATGGAGGGATTCATCTCTAATAGACCATTCAACAATTTGACCCACTCCCTTAAGCTTGTTTCGCATTTTAAAAGATAGGAGGACGGCGAAGGAAGAGAATAAATTAACTCCCTCGGTAAATGCTGAGAATACAGCGAGTGATTTAGCGATTTCATGCCAATCTTTTTCACCATTAAAACTATCCCTAACAGAAGTAAGAGCTTCAATTTTAGCCATCGTAGCTTCATCTTCCATAAATTCAGCGAAATCGTCGAGTCCAAGTGTTTCATTTAATAACGAATAAGCTTCAGCGTGAATTGTTTCAAACGCACCGAATGTTGTAGCCATCATAATAACTTCTGGTTTACGGAACCATTTTGTTACTAAACCTGACCAATAATCATTTACAATTGTTTCTGTTTGGGCGAATCCTTTAAGGATTGAACCAATAATATTTTTTTCTGTTTCTGTTAAATTTTGTTTCCAGTCATTTAAATCACTCATCATAGGCACTTCGGTATGCAACCAGTGTGCTTGTTGTTGTTTTAACCAGAAATCATAGGCTTTTTCATATTCAAAGGGCTTATAGACGATTCGAGGTTCTATTAATTTACTCATATGTACTTAATTCAAAAGGTTTCATTTCGTTAAACTTATTTCTTAATTCTTTTCTGACATCATTGTCATAATCTGTAACCGTGCGATTATTCGTTCCCGAATCCTCATCGTCCATTTCTATATGGTCGGAGACTTCAAAGTGCCCAGTAGAAGTATCCGCCTTAACACCAAAGGTCATACCATCCATTCCATATCTATTTTTCATAATATGGAAACGACCAGTGCCATCGACTTTATCTTTACGTTTTCTTGAAAGAGAAATACATACATCAGTGATCATAATTTTATCATACGACCCTGCTGCTTTATCTCCTTCTACAATATCGTCTTTAGCGCCTGCTCGATTTACCTGAGAAACACTCCAGATTGGGATGTTGAGCTCACGGGCAAGTCCTTTAGTGCTAATATAAATATCATCAATTTCTCCCTTGCGATCACTAGTTCGTTTTTTAGTACCCAAAAGGTCAACATAGTCAATAATTACCAAATCTGGTTTCATTCCCTGATCTGTAACTTTTTGGATATGGGATTTAATTGTGTGAATTGTAGCTTGTCCTGTTGGGAATTCTTTAATAATCAATTGACCTGGTA